ACCGAGGTGGTAGTTGAGTGATTGGTCTCGGATAAAATCCCAGACTTCTATGGAACCACGTTTATAATACTGGGGACCATAGGATTGGTTGCTGACGGTCATAATCGTAGTCTTCGTGTTGTAATATCTTGGCTAAACGTGCATTCATTAAAGCGTCTTCTTCAGATAAACCTCTATCTTCAAAAGCTTTACACACTGCTTGCCAAGGTGACTTGGCTTTATCTAGCAGGTCTGCTGCACGTTTCATACCAATCCCGGGGCATCCAGGGTAACCATCAGTTGGGTCTCCAGCTAATGCTTGCATTAAATGCCATCTATCACCATCTTCTTTGGTGATCTCTTGTACATCATCAGTAAGGTTCCAAAGAACCCCAGGGATCTGACGCATGTCTTTGTCCGGACTCACAATGATTGTATCTTCTTCAGGATACTTGGTTGCATCCATTCCGAGAGAATCATCTGCCTCTAATGTATCACGAAGTACAGTTCGATAGTTATCGTGACAATGGTTCACCAATCTTATGTAGCCTAATGGCTTACGTCGATTTCGATGACCCTTGTATCCGTCAAAAATTTCTTTCCTGAAATTCCGAGGACTTGAGAAATATAGGATGAACTCTTCATCCATCATAGCGGTCGTAACTTTCCTTAACTCACGCTCAAAGATCTTAAGACATTGACTGAAATTAGATTGAGCAACAATAACGTCATCTCCAAAATCAATACCTTCTTCAGACGCCTGAGCCGCTTTGTAAGCTAAGAAATCAGTGTCAATTAGTAACATTAGTGTACCTCTGCCCAACTGTCTCCAATGTTTGCATCGGCTTCAATAGGCAGTCGAAGTTTATAATACTCACCAGCTTCTAAAGCAGAACTCTTACATAGAGCAGCTACCTTATCACATGATGATGGTGGCGCTCCTAAGACTTGTTCATCATGGACAAAAGCATAACGCTCGTGTTCTAGTTCAAGGGCTTCTAACCACTCATCTGTGATTAATATCCACCGTTTCGCGATGATCCCCGCCGATCCCTGTAAGAGATAATTGAGGGACTTATGCCGCGAGTCACACAGGATACGACGGTTGTCGAGTCCATGAACATAACCCCTCTCACTAGCCTCGTGTACCGCTTCCAACAGCTTTTTAAGACCTGGAATGGCGTCCATATACGCCTTCCGGATTTCCTTGCCTTTCTTCTGGGCTTCATCCGGCGATAACATTGGGTCATAAGAGAGTCCTATTTTGGTGTTACCAGCTCCATATAAGAATGCATATGTAACTGTTTTAACAAGTCGTCTAGAAATGCCAATCTTATCAGCATTTACTTGGTGAATATCTCCATTAAGAAGAATATCTGCATATCTACCGTCATCATAACGATGAAGATAATGAGCAAACATTCTAAGCTCAATGCCTGCGAGGTCGCTATCAACTAACTTCCAATCAGGATTTGTAATAAATAGCTCACGGCAATCAGCATCGGAACTAACCTGTGCCAGATTTGGGTGCGTGTGAGCCATGCGGTGCGTCTGAGCACCGATAAAGCAGGAGTGGTGAAGCCTGCCATCCTTGACCAACTTCAACCATGCGTTAGTGCCTTGTGACAACATTCCGAGTTTCTTTTGGATAACCAGAATCTCTAGAAATAATAACGCTTCTTTTGTTCCAATCTCCTTAAGTACAGTCTCGTCAATGACGGCTTTACCTGTAGGAGTGAGCTTGTTAGGTTTCCAACCTTGAAAGGTTTTGAACCACCAAGCAATGTGTTCACGGCTACTAGGATTGAACTCCTTAAGTCGCTGCATTTGAGCGCCTTTTATGTAACCTAATCGTTTGTTATCCCGTTTAGGAATAAATATGTTACTAGGCACACACCAGCAAAGCTTCTCAGTGGCCTCTCTAAGCTCCTGTAAGCGGTTTAAAAGTGTGTTCTCTAGCTCCTGAGCCTTTCGTACATTAAACGGCCATCCTACGGTCTTCTGTGCTGCCATTAGATCAGCGACCTTATGCTCTAGGATGAGGGGTTCAGGTATTTTTGGAAATGATTCCATAGTTTAACTAAAACAGCGACGTCTTGTTTGCAGTATTCCTGCATTTCTGGTGACCATTCTTGCCAATCGGTGTGCTTGGCAAACTCACCTTTATAACATTTTAACCTGTAACCATAAGCTTCGAGGCTATGTGATCCATATAAACGTGTTGGCATATAAGGCCATTTACGTTTGAGATCAATGTCCTTGAGGTTTGGATGAAAGTATCGACTCATGATTAAGGTATCCCAATGAGGAGTCTGAATGTTCCTTAAGAATGGGTAGTGCTTTTTAGCTTCAGGTATATCATATGCAATACCATTGTGAGAAATGATATTTGTAGCACACATTAAGGCACCTAACCCATTAGCAATAGACCGACTTGATGGCATAGGGGCTTCTTCTTTAATATTGAAGGTTCCGTCACCATAGCGTTCATCGTTATACTCTTCTACAAGACATGTATCTAGATCCTGAGTGACTATACAATGTAAACGTGTGGAATCTATACCATTAGTCTCTATATCAAAGGCTAGGTTTAGCGGTTCTTTGGTTTCCATCGATAGGTTTTGTCTACAAATTTAGCTTTTTTAACAGCTTCCTTGGTAGGTGAATTCGGTTTTTTAAGTATTTCACCAGAGTTAAACTTATACCACGGATGCTCATAGTGTTGATAGATGTCATGCCTAGTGGTCTCACTAGAGTGTACTACCTCATGCTTAGAAATCGGTGGCGGGGTTGAATTTCGGTTCATTTGCGGTCGAAGTTTCATAGAATTTGCATGTGTTTAGGTCATACTTAAGGTTACAGGCTATCCCGAGTTCTCCGGCGTACCGGTTTTTAAGTACTCTGACAACAGTATCAGTCTTGCCTCGATCTGCCTGCTGGTTTCGTTCAAGTGCGATAATTCCGTCCGACAGTTGTCCAATACTATGGCTGCCTCTAAGCTGCCCAATGTTGACGCGGGCACCTTCTTCGTGCGACTGATCGGAATGCGTTCGTCTAACATGTGATACAAGAAATAGTGAAATGTTTGTCCTCTCGACTAGAGAACGTAAACGGGTCATGGTTTGGTCTATCATACGACGTTCATCGCCTTCAAGACCAGACATAAGAATTGAGATGTGATCTAGAAAGATTACTTTGACATCCAGTCCAGTAGCCAGGAATTCGAGTCTATTATAGATGATATCTGGATCAAAACTTCCAAACCCATCAAACATAAAAAGATTCCAATTGGCAATACTATTCCTATAGGCGGTGTCAAGTTCTTTCGCTTCATGTTCTCCTATGTGATATGCCTTTTCAAGGGCACATGACATTAATCCAAGGGCTGTTCGTCTATTATTTGCTTCAAGTTCCACGACGCCAACCCGTTCCCCTTGCTCAAGAAGGTGAGTTGCAAGTTGGCGACAGAATGACGTTTTTCCGGAACCAGTGCCTGCAGTAACTGTGATAAGTTCGCCATACCGGATCCCGTGTAGCTTCTCGTTAAGTCCTTCGAATGGATAATCATGTGCGCATGGAGGATTAGGGGTTGTAATTAAAGTAAGAAGTGACTTGGCATCAACAATACCATCAGGACGGTATGTTTTTGCGTCCCAGATAGCTTTCCGTATCGCTTCCATGTCTCCTTGCTGAAGGGCATCGGAGGCATCTTTATACTTTTCCATCCTTGCAATCTTTGCTTTACCTGGTGGTAAAAGCTCGGCGCATTCCTCTGCGGCGGCAATACCAGCCTCGTCATTATCAAAGAATAGAACGATTTCATCATAGCCCTGGGTTAATTCAAGTACTCTCTGTAGATCTTTCTTAGCTCCAGCTGCACCGTTAGGTACAGACATATGAGGCCAAGTCGGCAGGGCTACAGCACCCGAAGCCGCATCTAATTCACCTTCATAGAGGTGTAGTCTTACACCTTTATCGGGGAATAGGTTTTGTCCAAATAACTGGTGATCAGTATTCTTACCGTCCCAGTAGAAGTCTTTGTTTTTAGTTTTTACCTTAGCCGCAACGAGATGACCTTTCTTATCAAAATAATGAAAGCGTAGGACATCATCATCTTTGTGTATGCGGTACTTACGGCACACCTCTTCAGGTAAACCCCTCTTTTTTAATTTGACGGGGTGTCCTTTCATCATAACTTTGCTAGCGTTGGTGCTCGATGATGGTGGCTCCTCTCCAGCTGTGCGAGCATTGCACACGAAGCAATAAGTGTGGCCGTCATCGTACATGCTATTAGCGTCGGACGAGCCACAGTTAGGGCATGGCAAATGGTAGCAGAACTCGGATTCATTGAAGCCAACTTGTTGGGATTGCATAGTAGGCACACCAAGGGAAGCCGTGTTTATCGGCCCACTTGGCATAAGTGGTCTTCGATCTTTTAGAAATTTTATTATACGGTGCTTGAAATACTAGGCGGATGTCTAGATCGGGATTAGCCTTCTTGACTGCCAACATCTTCCGACGATCAGCAGGTTTGAAGTAACCCTTTGTCTCAAGGAAGACATCCCCAACCCTGAAGTCAGGGATGTATTTGTGCTCGATTACATATGGAAACCATTCGGATTCATACGAATAGTCTACTTTTAACTTATCTAGAAGATCAGCCACCTGTCTTTCAAGGCCGCTTCTCATTAGAACTCCTCATCCTCCTCTGAATCTACAGAATTAGTATCAGCAGTAGGATTAGGTTCTAAAACCTTAAACCCTTTAGTGGTACCAAAGAGTTCTGTTGCTTCTTCTGTAGTCATGTCGCCGTCATCTACGACTCCGGCTCCAGTATTAAGGCTGACAAGTTGTACAGCTTTTAACTTTAAAGAAGTACCTATATCTCCAGTAGGTAGGACATAAGGCTTCTGAAAGAAAGCTAGTTTAACTTTACTCCCACTATAAATAGGAGTTTCTTTATCTGTGATAGCTGTTCCTTCTGTATCAACGATAACAGGGAAATGCTTATCACCGTCTTTCCAACTAAAACGTACTTGGTATGTACCTGGACGGCTCTCTAGCTCCTCCCAGGGCTCTGGCTTGACCGTAACCCTCTTGGGGTTCTTAGCCTTGCTTCTAGCCCATTCTAGGGCACTCTCGCGTTCAGTCTCTAGTTGGTCAACTGTTTCTTTATCCATGAGTGCTGAGAGCTTATAGCCCCAGTCTCCTGGTTTTAGGACAGCTTGGAACCCTTCTAATACGACTGGTTCCTTAGTGACATGTGTGGTCATTAGCAGAAAAAATAAGTGGAATCATTTACAACCGTAGGATCTAATGTTCCGACGATTGGTGGCGGTTCTGTTGCTTGGATAGTTTCTCCAAAATGTGTAAGCCAACACTCTCTTGTGAATATGTCCGTGTAGGTTTTTCGCACAAGCTCATTGAGTGTTCCCATGTCTCCTGCTCTAGCCAGGATTGAATCATGGATGACTGTGAATGGTCCATTAAACTGTTGAAAAGAACAGTGCAGTATCGACGCATCCAACGAGTGGATGAAATTAGGAGCAGTGCTTGATTTATGACGGATAGGGCATGGTATCCCGTCACCGCTGTCCATGTTAACACTAACATTACCTAATAACTGTAACCTGACCTGTTGAAGGTCTAGTTTATTTCGTTGTTGGTTAACCACAAAGCCAGATGGTGTTACCCATTCAACTTGTGTTGCACCATTTCTGATGTACTCACCAACGTGTTTCTTGATCCAACGCATTACCTGCATTGGTCCAGGAACTATAGCATCCATACTTTGATACACAGCATTG